CCAATAGTAAGAATATATGACCCTTACGCAGAAATTGATAAATTTCACGGTGACAAATTCCGCGCTAGAGTTAAAGCAGGTGGAAGTAATTGGACTCAGATACAGTTATATAACGATGGTTCACCTCATCTCTTGAATAACTACACTGAGTTAAGAGTAGAATTTTCAGACGGCACAAATACATATACGGGTAGTAGCTTAACAAGCCCTGAATTTTTCGATGTCTCCCCAGGTGAGGGTAAATTTAACGTTAGGTTGGGCAGGTTCAATGTGCCCGCAGGTATTTACTTAACCGACGTTTATTACTTTGACCTTGAGCACTCGAACGGGGTTCTGTTCACAGATGACCGAAATTTTGTGGTAACTGTGTTATGAGAATAGAAATGCAGCACAACATTGATCAAGTTGCGACTATGGCGGGTTTATGAGAGTTATCTTATCACATAATCTTGATGACATATCTAGGCAGCTTTCAGGGATAGAGCGTGAGGCGGTAAGGCCGGCAGCTAAGGCGGCTATGGGTAACGCTATAAGGTATACTGAAGTTAGAACAGTTAGATGGGTTAGGAAAAGGCTTAGCGAAAAAGGGTTGAAACTTAGGAATAAGGATATAAGAGACAAAAACATTGTTTATATGATAAAGCCTGGGTTTCAGAAAGGTAGATATTCAGCATCGGTTGGCGGTGGAATTTATGAGGCAATAACTGGCGTTGTTTATATAAATAAATTTGGCTCAAGAATGTCAACAAGTAGAGGGTTTACGGAGGCCGACGCAAACAGCATAAACGCTAAGCCTGAAAAAGGTCAACAGGTTAAAGGTAGAGCTTTCAAGTTCATAGGCAGAACAAGCGGTTCTGAAATGTGGGGGAAAAGACACCCTACCATAAGGTATGACGATAGATTCCCCGGACACAAGAACGCATGGAGATCGAGCAAAGCTATTGCGTTATATTACAGGGCTAAAATAGAGGGTAGCGATAAGGCAACCAGGGTTTTGGGTAAGTTAGGTGAGCGACAATTTTATAAGAGATTTAATTATCATCTTCAAAGGCGAATAGATAGAATTTGGAGGCGTCAGTGATGGCAGGTTTAACTTTAGCGCAATGTGAGCAAAAGCTTAGCGAGTATTTAACGGCGTCTGAAAAGGTGTCCGCAAAACAATCTTACTCTATTGATGGTCGATCTTTGACCTATGCTAATATTGGAGAAATTCAAGACGCTATCGAATTCTGGGATAAGCAATGCCGTAGATTATCCCGAGGCCGAAACGGTAACATCATTGCACGGAGCATCACAGCGCGTGACTAAAAAGACCTTGCTTGATAAATATTATGAATGGCGAGATCCGCAAAAAGCCTTATCGCGCCGTAAAGCGAAAATGACTATTGGCGCCTTGGATGGTTTCAGCGGTGCGTCACGTTCTCGCAAAAGCCTTGCCAGCTGGCGTGTAAAGTCAGGTGATAGCGGTGAAGTACTTCTAACCGATTACGATGCGCTGGTTGATAGGTCTTATGATTTAGACCGTAATAACCCAATGGCACACGGTGCCATATCAACCTTGTCTGACAATATTGTTGGCACAGGGTTGCGGGTGCAAAGTCAGATTGATGCTGAGTTCTTAGGCTTAACTGACGAGCAAGCCGACGCATGGCAAAAAGACGCCGAGCGAGTTTTTAATATTTGGGCAAACTCTAAAATGTGCGACGCGAAAGCCGAGCAAACATTTTCAGAGATGCAAGCCACGGCTTTTATAAGCTGCTTATTGACTGGTGACGTATTCGCACAAAGGCAGTTCGTCAATAACCGAGAATTTCTAGGCACTTGTTGGCGCTTAATTGATTCTAAAAGAATATCAAACCCCGATTACGCTACAGACTCACGACGTGTGGCGGGCGGTATTGAAAGGGATTCGTTCGGTGTTCCGAATTGGTATCACATTGCAAGCGCTAACCCTGGTTCTATTATTGACCCAGCGGTTCAGTGGCGAAAGTATAGACGGCTCGCGGCTGACGGTATGAACCTTGACATACTGCACGCTTACAGAAAAAGAACTATAAACGAGCCGCGAGGTCGCCCCACTTTAGCACCTGTTATAGAAGCGTTTAAACAGTTGGGGCGCTATTTAGAAGCTGAGCTACAAGCGGCTGTTGTCAGTGGTTTGTTCACCGTTTTCATACAGAGCCCTGATGGTAATGCTGAGTTAGATTTTTATGACGGCTCTGACGAAGAGAGCAGCCCTTTAGACGCTAATTACGAAATGGGAAACGGTGCTATTGTTGGACTGGCTGAAGGTGAAACAATAAACACGGCAAACCCTGGTCGCCCGAACTCTGGTTTTGATCAGTTCGTGCTTGCTGTACTTAGGCAAATAGGTGTTGCTCTAGGGCTTCCGTACGAGCTTGTTATTAAGCATTTCACAGCGAGTTATAGTGCAAGCCGAGCGGCACTAAACGAAGCGCAGCGCTCATTCAGGCAGCGCAGGAAGTGGTTTGGTGATAGTTTCTGTCAGCCAATTTATGAATCAGTTATAATTGAAGCAGTAGCTAACGGAAGATTGCAAGCGCCTGGATTCTTTGCAGATTATGAAACGCGCCGAGCTTATTTAAAATCGTTGTGGGTTGGTGATGCATGGGGAAGTCTGGACCCGGTCAAAGACGTTACGGCAGCTGAGAAGCGCCTAGACTTGGGATTGACTACGCGCACTCAGGAAACTTTAGAAATAAACGGCGGCGATTACGAGAAAAACGTAAGCCAGCGCATGAAAGAATCAGAATTCGAAAGTCAGTTAGGAGTAACGAAAAATGCTAGCATTACAGAAAATGAGCCAAACCCCCTGGGCGATAACGACCGAGAGCTTGACGACGATAGCGAAGATAGCGAAGCGTGACAACGAGCAATTAAAAGCTATCGCTAAAGAAAAAGGTGATTTAAGCAGAGAGAATAGCTTGTTGGAGTATCGCGGTTCGAATGCTGTCATTAACGTTACTGGTCCTATTTTTCGTTATGCGAATATGTTTACCGAAATTTCAGGGGCCACCAGCACTGATGCAATTGCGAAGGCGATTGGAGAGGCTGAGCAGTCGGATGTAGAAGCAATTGTTTTTAATTTTGATTCACCTGGCGGTGAGGCTACGGAAATTAGCAACCTTGCTGAACTGATTGCGACAACTCCCAAGCCTACCGTCGCTTACGTTGGCGCTATGGCAGCAAGTGCTGGTTATTGGTTAGCTTCGGCAGCTGATGAAATCGTAATCGGTAGCACTGGTTTGGTGGGGTCAATCGGCACTGTAGCAACTATCGACTTGAGCAGTGATGACGAGACAATCGAAATTGTGAGCAGTCAAAGCCCTAATAAGCAACTAGACGCGAGCACAGAAGAGGGTCAGCAAAGCATACAAGCGATGATTGATAAAATGGCACAAGTGTTTATTGAAAACGTTGCGATGTATAGAAAGGTTAGCGTCGAGCATGTTATGACTTATTTTGGTAAAGGCGGCTTGCTGATGGGCGCTGAAGCGGTTGCGGCAGGTATGGCTGATAGAATTGGTTCCTTTGAAACTTTAGTAACTACTGGAGAAGTGAAAATGCAAGACGAAAACATGTTTAAACTAGAAGACTTGAACGCCGAGTTTTTGCAAGCTAATTGCGAAAGCTTATACGACAGCATTTTGGCAGAGGGTATTGCCGCAGGTGCCGAAGGTGAGCGCATGCGTATTCAGGGAATTCACGCACATTCAATGCCTGGCTTTGAGGCTTCCATAGAAGCAATGATGTTTGACGGGCAGACTAAGCCAGAGCAAGCAGCGGTGAAGCTTCTTGGTGAGATTAAAGCCCAAGGTGATAACGTAATGAATCTTGTTGCTGAGACTCAATCGCCGATTGTTGATGAACCTGTTGATAGTCGTTGTGACCTGCAAAAGCAGTGGGATGCTAACGCGGACGGATGCCGACAGGGCCCTAATAAATTCTCAAATTTTGAAAACTTCAGAGCCTATCAAGAAGGCGTGAAATCTGGAGTTATTAAGCACGTTACGCGATAATTAACTTTAACCGAAACCTAAAGAGGTATTAAACCATGGCAACTCTAGCCGCTGCTTCACCTCGTAAATTCACTACGAGCGAATACCAAGACTACCAAGTGGTTGCATCTGACATTATCTACGAAGGCTCTTTGTTGGGTTTAGCGTCAGGTTACGCTCGCCCATTGCAAGCCGGTGATACTTACGTTGGGATCGCCGTTGAAACTGTTGATAATTCAGCGGGCTCAGCTGGTGATAAGAGAGTGCGAGCAGCCACAACTGTTCCATTCGTCATGGATGTGACAGGCGTATCTGATGTGACAAGCATCAGCCTGCCCGTTTATGCATCCGACGATGACACGCTGACTTTGACCGAAAGCACTAATAGCCTAATTGGAATCGTCATGGACTATATCAGCGGTTCATCTTGCGTTATTCAGCCGATCTTGGGTAGCAAAGAGATCTACACAGACTTAAGCACTTAATAGTTTTTTAATTTATTAACGTAACTCAGAGGTGAACAACAATGGCTACAGAAGGTTTGCAATCAACGCATAGCCGCGACGTGCTTGGGTTTATGTATCCACGCTTAGAAACCACCCCCGCCGGTTGGGTCAATGACATTGGCATGTATATTCCAAGTGATCAATCTAGCGAAACTCACAAGTGGTTAGGTATGGCTCCGGTCATGCGTGAGTGGGTTGGCGGACGTCAAAAATCCAAGCCGAGCGACTACGGTATCACGATCGTTAACAAAAAGTTTGAGGCCACAATGGGCTTGAGCGTTGACGAAATCCGACGCGATAAAATTGCACAAGTGCAAGTGAGAATTAATGACTTGGTACAGCGTGCAAATGGTCACTGGCCCAAGATACTTTCAGAGCTGATCGATGTTGCTGAAAGTACTGTTTGCTATGACGGCCAATTCTTGGTTGATACTGATCACGTGGACGGTGACAGCGGAACCCAGGATAATGACTTAAGTTTCGCGGCTGCGACTGGCACAACGCCTACAACGACTGAAATGGTAGACGCCATCCTGGCATCAGTTCAACAAATGATGTCTTTTAAAGATGATAAAGGTGAGCCCATTAATCAGAACGTTTCCAACTTTATGATTATGGTGCCAACAACCTATTGGTCTGTTGCCCATAAAGCTGTTGTTCAAGAGCTTGTTGGTAATGGTGAGACTAACGGTTTGCGCGGTGTGAATCTTGAAGTTGTCATGAACCCACGCTTAACGTGGACCACTAAGTTTATGACATTCGCTAAGGATTCCACGGTGAAACCTTTCATCCTACAAGATGAAGTGCCAGTAACAATCAGTTCAAAAGCTGAGGGTTCAGAGCATGAGCATGATTTTGACGAGCACGAATATGGCGTCAAGGCAGTGCGTAATGTTGGCCCCGGCATGTGGCAATCTTGCTGCATGACTACATTTACTTAAGTTGCTGCACCCCCCTCGGTGGCCTTCGGGCCACCTTTTTAAGGTTTTTATTTTATGGCTTTCGAAAGTGATTTATCAGAGTTCTTCGACCCAAGCGAGTTTGGGGAGAACATAACGCACAGGGGTAACACTATTGCGGTTATGTTTTTCGACGTGCGAGAAGAACAAGAAAACATTTACGTTAATCACACTTACATGACGCTGCCAAAGGCTAACCTTGGCGGAATGATTAGGGGTGATGCGGTGAATCGCGGTACAATTGAGTACAGAGTTAAAAGCATAAGCGATCACAACAGCGATAAATCAATCAAGGTGGTTGAGTTGGATTTTATAAGAGACGTTAGCCAATGAGCGCAGAAAGTGACGTTTTGACATGGTTGCAAGATTCGCTTTTGATGAATATCAAAGGCGTTGGCCCTAACGTTTTTTCATACAATATTGAGCGCTTAACTGTAGACATAATGCCAGCAATAACTATAAGTCACGTTAACTCGGCAGCTACAGAAGCGAGTACAGTGAATAACAACCATAAGCGTGTTGAGTACGCCATCGGGATTCACACAATAAACGACACAGCATTTTGGCATGTTCGAATGTTATGCGATATTAGAGAGCGCATAAGCCAAGTGCTTGAAGCAATGCCACTGCCCGTAAGCGTGGTTGATTTTAAAGAAGACAGCGCCAGTGCATTCGAAGCGCGCACAGAATTAGAAAGACCTATTTTATCTCAGAGCATAACCTACTCATTCTTGGTTAAAGAGACTGATTACTGATGCACCCAACAGAGCAGATACTTAACGACATAAAAAACAAGTTAGAGATATCTGTTGATGGTTTAAAAACCGTGCTTTGGGTTGATATTAAACCCGACCTTGAAGACCTACCAGTCTGTATAATAACAGTCGGGGGTGAGGTGATAAGCGATTACCACAACCATTTTTATAGAGTGGAATTGGACGTTGAATTAAAGTTTATCGCTATCGACGAAGGATTTAACAGAGACGTCACCAAATTGTTAACTATTATTAATGACGCTGACGCGATATTGAAAGATGTCTCAACACGATTGGATACAATAATGCGATTCAGCGAGATAGCCACATCAGAAGTCACTGATACAGTAGACGCTGAACGTCCAATGCTCGTGGCAACAAGGACTTACGGAATCACTTATAAACGCACTAGAGGGTTATCATAATGTTAATTCGTCGCGAGGCAATACTATTTGAACTCGAGAGCACGTACCGAGACAGCACAACCGCCGACGCTTCAGACGCGGTTTTTGTGTTTGATGTCAACTGGTCAAACGAAGCTAAGACGTTACAACGTCAGGGCCCTTCTGACACCTTAGCCAGTTTCCAGACCGTTTATGGTGGCCGAACTGCATCGGTAACTTTTAAAGTGGAGCTCAAAGGATCTGGTACCGCAGGCGATGCACCAGAGTTCGGTAAATTGCTACAAGCGTGCGGTATGTCTGAGACTATCGCAGCAAGCACCAGCGTTACATACGCGCCGGACACAACTAGCATACCTTCCGGCGTACTATACTATTATCAGGACGGTAAATTAAAAATAATGCGCGGTGTTCGTGGCAATGCTAAGTTTGTATTAGAAGCGCGTGAATACGGCATGATTGAATTTACCATGACGGGACACCCTGTTGCAGAGACTGACGCGGCTATTGTTAATCCTACATATAGCTCAGTTATCCCACCTCAAGTTGTTGGTGGTGCTGTGGCAATCGGTGGAACGTCGGTTGAAGTAACGAAGGTGGAAATTGATTTAACCAACGAAATAGCGCAGCCTTTAAGCATTAACGAGGCTAACGGCGTTGGTGAGATTCGAATAGCTAGCCGTGATGTTTCAGGAACTATTGATCCTGAATCCGAATTAGTGGCAACGAATCCTTTCGAATCCGACTGGACCAGTAATTCAACCAACGCATTCACCACAGGTGCGATTGGCGGGACCGCTGGAAACATTTACACAATCACCAGTTCAAACCTGTATTACAAGGATATTCAAGAGGGTGAGCGGGAAGGTATCCGAACCCAAGATATTCAGATTGGTTTTGCTGAGTCTTCTGGTGATGATGAAATCAGCATGGTGTTTACATGATTAAACTTAGAAAGTCTTTACCTGAGTTTTACAGCGGACTGGATGGGTGCAAGTTTAAGTTGCGCCCGTTCTCAGAAATTGAGTTGGAGCAATTCAATCATCTGATGTTAGAAGTTTATAAGACTGGCGCAATGGTTTTCTCACCTGAATCTGTAGCTTATTGCCTGGATAATTGCTTGAAAGATTGGTCAGGCGTATGTGATGAAGACGGGGAAGAAATACCATTCAAAAAAGGTGATGAGAAGTTTTTGCCTGTTAAAGTTAGGCAGCACTTGGTTGGTGAGGTATTCACGCGGAGCGTTCTGACTAACGACGAAAAAAAAAGTTAGTTGTAAGTTACACGGTGGCGTCTAACAAAGACGCCTTCGATTGTGCCAACTGCAAATGGGGTAAGCACTGCGATGCATCAAACCCAGCATCATCGGAAATTTTCGAAATACGCTTGCCCGGTTACAACATTAAACAGAAAACGTGTTTTTTGCCCGAGTATGATGTCGATTCGTCGTTATGGCTCAGGTTGTATGGAAACTACAAGGACGGTCACTTACTCAATGCAGGCGGGATATCTAACCAACCCGCCCCCTATCTCGAAGCGATGAGGCTAATAACTTGGCTGGTAATGCAAGAATCAGAATCACAGCGGAAGACCGGACGCGCGCAGCAGTAGCTACTGCGAGGCGTAATTTTCAGCAATTGGGATCTGCTGTTGCTGGGGCCACTGCTGCAATTGGCTTGAGTACGGCGGGTATGGGTGTTTACTTGGCTCAGCAAGCCAAGGTTATATCTGAGAATAAGAAGTTTGCCGCCCAGCTTGGAATCACTACACAAAGCCTTAACGAGTTGGCTTTTGCGTTCGGGAATGAAGGTAACATAAACGCCGAGCAATTTGCCGATACTCTCCAAGAATTAAACGTGAGACTTGGGGAGGCTGCTGTAACTGGTGGCGGCCCTCTTGTTGACGCATTCAAAGAGTTGGGATTAAGCATTCAGGAAGTTAGAAGTCTTAACACTGACGAAATGGTTCTAAAGATTGCCGACGCTTTCGAAAAACTGGACGACAAGCAAAGATCTCAATTCCTAACTGAGGAAATTTTCGCAGGTGAAGCCGCCAAAATGGCCCCCCTTCTTAATAAAGGTGCTGATGCGGTAAAAGCCTTAGCTGACGAATACCGAAAGCTAAACGGAGTTATAACCGAAGAAGAAGCGGAAAAAATAAAAGAGCTTTCCGAATCTTGGGGTAAAGCTAAGATCGCGCTGGATGGTGTGGCTAACGCTGTGTTAAAAATAGTTACGAGCGACTTGGCGAAATGGGTTAACTTAGGGACAGAAGCACTCGTAAAATTCAGAGAGGTTTTAGAGGAGAACGGCGAGTTAGTTTTAGCTCTATCTAAGATCAACCCTATCACATGGTCCACTACTTTAGTGGGTAATATTCAGTCCATAACCAACGAAATACGCGGCGTTCCTGATACGTTGGAAGAAGTAAACAGGGCTATAAAGATATTAGAGGAAGATATAACACTAACAGATAAGAATACGTTTGCAGTTGGTGAAAGGCTTCTGGAGTTATATAAACAGAGAAGGGATATATTAGCCCAGATACGAGAGGATGAGTCTAACGGACCTCTCGTAACAGTTACATCAGGTAAGGATCAAGCCGCCACAGTTCCAACCTTTAGTACTGAAGTTTTAGAGGCCATAGATAAGGCGAACTATGAGGCTAGTTTAGAGGCGTTCCAAACATTCGTTGTTGACCCAATGAATGAGGAAGTTGAAGCCAATAAGCAGAGAGCGGCTGAGTGGGCAGCAGCATGGAACGGGGCTTTTGAGACATTCAGCAGCGGCGTAGGTAGCGCAGTGGCCGATGCCATTGTCGATCAGTCAAGCCTTGGTGATGCCCTACAAGCCACTATGAGACAGGTTGCTAAAGAGGTTATTTCAAGCTTAATAAGAATCGGCGTACAGCGTGCTGTACAGGCCGCACTTGGCCAAGGTCAGATGGCTGCTACAACTGCCGCTGGTGTGGCGCAAGGTGCAGCTTTAACAGCGGCATACGCTCCAGCAGCCTTGGCGGCAAACATTGCATCATTTGGTGGGGCTGCATTAGCAGCCGCCGCTAGTGCTCCTGTGGCAGCTTCTGCACAAGTAGCCGCGCTGGCAAGCACTAAGTTGTCGGGGGTCGCCCACGACGGCTTAGACTACGTACCACAAACCGGTACTTATTTGTTAGAGAAAGGCGAGCGAGTAGTAAAGAAAGAAGATAATAAATCTATGATGGCTGGCGGTATGGGTAACTCATATAATTTCACAATCCAGGCCATGGACACACAGACCGGCGTTGAATTCTTAATGAAAAATGAAAACGCAATTGTGGACATGGTGCAGCAAAAATACGACCAGCGCGGTGAAACTGGGGGGCCGATGCGATGAGCGGACAGCTAAGCACGACATTTGAGATTGGCACCATTGAACTTACAAGCGATTTTAAGGTGTTTCGTTCGCGCTCCCTAAGCGGTAAGCGATTTGCAAGACAAGGTGAATACCACCTTTGGCGAATGAAAGTTTCATTTAATCGTATGACGCCTGATGAATTGCGACCTTTAATGGCCTTCTTGAATTCGCAACGTGGTGGCTTTGAAACGTTTACTATAATCCCAGACGGTTTAAAAACACCGCGTGGTAATTGGGGAACAATCACAGTTTCAAGCGTTACTGATGATAACACTATTGTTATGACAGGCTTTTCCAACAGTGATTCGGACGCAGTCAAAGCAGGTGATATATTCACGATTGCGGGCGACACCAAGGTGTACATGGTTAATGCGGACGCTGCTAGCGATGGATCAGGTAATGCTACAGTTAATTTTGACCCCGATTTAGTAGCAACACCTGGCGGCGGTGCAGCAGTCACACATACAAACGTTGCGTTCACCGTGGAGCAAGACCGAAATACATTGAGCTGGCAACGCTCAGGACTTTTTTACGATCAGTTCACCATTGATTTAGTTGAGGCTATGGTTTGATTAGAACTCTAACAGCAGCGCAACAGACCGAAATCGCCGCTAACCAATCGCGGCATCATTGGTTATTCAGACTCGATACCGGCAGCCCTTTGCTTTTAACCACGTGTTATAAAGATATTACTTACAATAGCGAAACGTACCTAAGCAGCGGGTTTTTGATTAAGCTTCCAATTATTGACGATGATTTAGATTTGAAAGTGCGTCGTTATAAATTCAAATTAAGCGCCGTGAATCAGGCTAACACTTCGGCCTTCTTGCTAACCCCGCCGTATTTTAAAAAAATAGATCTTTATAAGTTTTGGTTAGATGATGCGGGTGTTTTAGTAGGTGATCCTATATTGCGGTTTAGTGGTTACTTCTCCAGTTTCACAAACAAGTTTAATCAAGAAAAAGGCACTTCCGAAATGGAGATTGACGCGGTTAGCGAGTTCGTTGATTTTGAACGCATCAACGGAAGACAGACGAACGACAGCAGCCAACAGCGTGTTTTTAGTGGTGACACTGGATTGCGTCACAGTGAGGTCAAATACGAAGATCTAGGTTGGGGTAAAGCATAGATGCCTTTTTTCACAATCCTAGTTGCAGTGCTGGCATTTACGGCTGCAATGACAATAGAGCCAATAAGAGACTTCTTATTTGGTGACCTTGACGACCCAGGGGAGGATAACCCTGGTAGGGGGATTACGGTAACCAAGCGCGGAAGCTTGGAAAATATCCCTGTAATTTACGGATTTAGAAGGGTTGGCGGCATAGTAAACTTTAAAGGTGTTGAGGGTTCTAATAATGAATACCTTTGGTATGAATTCATTTTATCGGAGGGTAAGTGTCAGCATATATGGAATGTGTACCTTGACGGTGTTGATTCGAATGACTCTAAATTCGACGGATTGGTCACAGTTACTAAATATATGGGGGAGGATGGCGTAGCAGCTGATGTAAATCTAGTGTCGAAATTTTCCGATTATAACAACAACGACAGGTGCAGGGGGCTATGCCGAGTTGTTGTTAGTCTTAAGTACGATCAGGAAAGAATGCCCAGAGAGCCTAAATTTGAATTTTTGGTCGCAGGCATATCGCTGTACGATGTTAGGACTGAAACATTCCAAACGGGGCTTTACCCAAACGTAAATCCGGCGATTGCCCTATATGACTATTTGACCAACTCTAGATATGGAGCAGGGTATAAGATTAGCGCGTCACAGCTTGTTACTCAGGATTTTATCGACGCTGCAAATTATTGTGAAACACAGATTGAGCTGTATAGCGGGGCTGGATCAAACACTGACTACTACCAAATAAACGGCGTAATAAATACGGGTAAAAGCGTTAGAAAAAATATAATTGAGATTTTGAACAGTTTTAACGCGCACTTAATCCCTGACGGTAATAAATACCGCCTTGTTGTTGAAAAAGATGAATCTAGCGTATTAAGCCTGGATAGTGACAACATTATCGACAATAGCGTCACCTACGCAATAAATGACGTGAAAGAGCGTTACAATGAAATAGTCGTAGATTACCCCAACGAAGAAAACAATTATTTAGATGATCAGTTTATTGAGCAGGACGCTACACTATTGGCGGCTGATAATTCTATTGAAAGCCAGAAGCGGATAAAGAATTATCTCGATGTTAATCAGTACCGCATAGGCCACTTTGGGCGCATTGTTCTCAAAAAGTCTCGCCAAGGAATAGCCGTTGGGTTAACTGTTAATGAGTCAGGTTTTGAAGTGTTGCCGGGCGCAATTGTTGATGTGACTTTGACTGAGCCTGGATGGTCTGCTAAAAAGTTTCGAGTTTTGAAAGTGAAAGAACTCGAAGGCGGCAACATCGCTATGAATCTTTTAGAACATGAGGCCACTGTGTATGATCGCACTGTACCAGTTGCAGCACCTACCCCGCCTGACACTTACTTACCCGACCCATTCAGCGTTGCGCAAGTTTCGGGATTAAGTGCCGCTAGCGGTATCACTCACGTTATTGTTAATAGTGCTGGTGATTTAGTGGCTAGGATATTGCTTTCATGGACCACCTTGGCAGATGTATTCATAACTAATTACGAAATACGTTCAAGAATAAATGGTGAGACTGATTGGATTTACCAGACTCCTGCTATTGGAGGCTCTACCAACAGTCAATATATTATTGGTTTTAAAGATTCTGATTTAGTTGATCTTGAAGTAAGAGCCGTGAATTCTAGAGGTGTTGTGGGGGCTTGGTCTAGCACACTACAACATAGTGTAGAAGGTGCGTTGGCTGATCCGCCAGACGTTGATTACTTTGATATATCATTGAACGGAGACGGTACAAGGGTTGCTACTTTCAGATTGAACACGCCGCCCGTTGATTTGGCAGGGTATAAAATACGTTACAGCTCAGATCAATCTGCAACTTGGCCGAACATGGAAGAGCTGCACGAAGGACTTTTAACACAATCACCTTTTGAATTTAATCTGCTATCAGAAGGCACTTACAGATTTGCAATAAAAGCTTTCGATCGGGGCGGCAGAGAGTCAGTAAACGCTAATTTCTTAATTACCGAGCTAGCCGCGAGGCGTATTGGCTCGATATTGAGAACAGATAACCCAAGGGGCCAAGGTTGGCCAGGTACACTAATCGATTGTCGCATAGAGCCATCAGATAATTCACTTGTGGCCGATACCACAACCACGTGGGCAGATTTAACCGACACTTGGGATGATTACACCTCTTGGTTTTTCGACACGGGAACGACGTTTAGCTATGTTTTCGTGCCCTCTGGTGAAAGCGCTATAGATTTAGGCGCACAGCTTCGAGTCGCCTTAGATGTTGCTGGCAACTTTTCAGAAAAATCTGAGGTTGTTATAGAAGAAAGCCACAGCGATGATGATATTACATACACGAGTTATGCGCCAATAACGGGCTTCATTCTCACGCGATATATACGAATAAAAGTTACAGTGACCAACACTATAAACGTCCCCAAAATTAATAATTTAAACATCTACATAGGTGGAGATTCGATCGTTGATTTCTTTACTGAGCTAGATACGTCGACCTTGACAACTGTAGGCGGACAAGGTGTAAGGTTGCCAATACGGTCATCATTCAGCGCGATAACTGACGTAAATATAAGTCTGAAAAACGTTGGAAGTGGCTACACGTGGGAATTCATAGATCTAAATCCAACGCTTGGGCCTCATATAAAAATATGGGATGGCGGCGGTGTTATTGACAATAGCGTTGTTATCAGCGCGCAAGTTATAGGAGTGTGATAGATGGCTTGGCCAAGCAGCGCAGGTTTAAGTAAATCGAATTTTGACGAAGCGACAGACAGCCCAGCAAGCGCACGATCTGAGCTTGAGGCTTTGTACGATCATGTTTTATTGATCAGCAATGAAGTCACCGACAGCGCCACAGTTTGGCACAGTGGCAATGATGGCGCTACTTCTGGTCTTGATGCTGATTTACTGGACGGTCAGGAGGGCAGTTTTTACCAAAATGCTGGGAACCTTAACGCAGGGACCATACCTCTAGCCCAAATACCCGCAACATTGACAGGTAAAAATGCCGATCAACTAGATGGTCAGGAAGGTTCTTATTATACGAATTCGGCAAACCATACCGGAACCACTACCGTTGACGTTAATACCGACTCTTTGACAGTTAATGGTTCCGCTATAACGAACATTGACCATATAACAAAAATGTATGCTGGCCGTGTGGATTCTGGCGGGACCACAGGAAACCTTCCATCAGGGTGGACTGTTTCAAAAGCTTCTAGCACCTACACAATAACGCACAGTTTGAACACGACAGACGTAACTTTTGTCGGTACGTGCGAAGGTTCGACTAGGAAAGTTACTATTAATTCAAGGGCGCTATCTACAATACAAGTTACGACAACGGATTCATCTAATAACGTCGCGGCAGATGCAGCATTTGACTTCATTTTAATTGTTAATTAATCACACTTTTACCCCGACTTATTAGTCGCCTTTTTTGGGTATTATTCACATTTAACGCAGTAGAGGTAATGCTAAAATGGAAGGGGTATGGATTTGGCTTGTTGAGCAAAAATTGTTTATGCTCGCAGGCTTTGCGTTGGGTGTTATGTCTACGTATTTTCTCATGACCAGACTTCATAACGAAAAAAACGAATTTATGGAAGAAACTTTTAACTCACTAAAAGACGAGTTAGAAGAAAATAAAAAGGATTATGATGAAAAGCTTTACGAGTCAGAGAAAAACGCAAGAGAAGAACTAGACCGCTCAGACAAGAGGTGTGACTCACGTGTGGATGCTTTAGAAACTAAACACAGCAAACAGATAAACGCTCTTGATGAGCGTTACCATAGCGAATTGAAGATGATGGAAAACAGATATGAAGAGTCTATAAAAGCTATTCGCGACATGAGCGAGTCATCAGAGCGCAGAATAATGGCTATGATTAAATTAGTCGGCGATACAAAAAACGAGTCAATAAAGCTGGTCGGTGATATTAAAGATGAGCTAGGCAAATTCATCGTCGAAATAAAACAGGAAATTAAAAACGATGTCTGATAATAAAAGCGCGTTTGGGGAAAATGTTTCGCTACCGATAATCACCGAGGTTATGACGTCGTGCGCGTACGGTGTTATTGATGACCGCAACGAGACTTTTTCAGCAACTGGCGGAAGCGCAGACACCGAGGATAACTTGTTTAGGTGTCAGACAGGCACAAGCATCGGCGGATATGGCGTAATAAGATCAAAGCATGCGATTGTGTACCATGCGGGCCAGGCTATAAGGTCGCGTTTTACGGGGATGTTCACCGCTGGCGTTCCCCTTTCTTTGCAATTTGCAGGTCTTTTTTCTCTAACCGAAACCCTAGCTTTTGGCTATGACGGTGATAGTTTTGGCATTATTTACGAGTCACACGGTCGCGCAGAGTGTAGAGAGTTAGAAGTGACAGCCGCCGCTGGTGGTGCTGAATCCGCAACAATAACTTTTGACGGTGATGCAGCTACAGCGAACCTCACAGCAACAACGGCAGCGGGTAACGCTTTTGAAATTGCCAGAGATTTAAACGCAGACGCCACGCTTGGCGCAAAGTGGAATTTTTTCCAGAATGACGGGCATGTAGTAGCTATTTCAAAAGGTGTCGGCCCCAAGTCGGGAACTTATTCTTTCAGCAGCGCAACCGCCACGGCTACAATCACACAGAAAAAAGCAGGTGTCGCTAAAACATCCGACAACGTTCCGCGAGAACAATGGAACATGAACAATGACATGGTTATAGATCCAACAAAGATTAATATTTACGAAATCGATTATGGTTATTTAGGTGCGTCTGCTATCACTTTTTCAGTTTATGATAATGAAGCCGGTCATTTTGTCCCGGTTCATAGAGTGGAATCTAAGAACCAAACTAAAACAAACTTAGGTACCCCGAACTTAAAAGTAGGCTGGACTGCCGCTAGCCTTGGTTCATCAGGCACCAATTTAACTGTAAAAGGCGCGTCTGCATGTATCCAAAAAGTTAGCCAAGAGCATGAGATTGAGGTGGGCGCTCGTGCTGCCGTGTCGTCTAAAACTGGTGTTGATACCAATTTAATAAACCTCATCACAATCAGAAATCGCGGCCACTATGGTTATCTATACAACCTTGGTGAAATCCTTGCTGTTAGTGCATCTATAAATAACGATCACAACAAAGCAATTAGAGTGGAATTTTTGAAAGATGCGACTATCGGCGGTACCCCCAATTTCACATACTCAGATAAAAACGATTCTATTCTAGAATATGACACGGCAGGAACCACGGTGACCGGCGGCAAGCTTATCGATTCCTTCCTTGTCGGCTCGGCTTCTTCTGAGTTTTTTAACATTTTCGGTGTGCTTGAGCCATTGGCGCCACGAGAGACATTAACTATTGCAGTTAAAACCGTGTCAGGAACAGGTGCCGCTGTTGATTGCGCCCTGGCTTGGAAAGAGGACAAATAAAAAAGGGGCTTAACGCCCCTTTTATACAGTTTCAAAATTATCTTGACCAAAAACACCAATAAAATTGGCCGGCTTGTTGTCGTCAATCTGGCGTTGGTACTCTATATGTATATGCGTTTCATACTCTAGAACATCGTAATCATTGCCCAGGTATTTAGTTAGCAATACAAGCAAAGCA